GATCAGACCACCCGAAAGTGTATCTTTCTCTAGCTTTGAATCTTACGTTTCCAGTGTCGAAGTCGCCTTCGATAGCTGTCTTGATTGGTGCTCTAACGAAATGTTTTAGTCCGTTAGGTGCATCTGTAATCAAGAACCACGCATCAGTATCAGCTAAGAAGTGGTTCACATGATAACCTTGTGGTACCATCCCCATTTGATAAATTGCGTTGATATCATTATCAGCTGTTCCCGTTCTTTGAGGAGATCTCATAATTCTTTCAGCAGTGAATTGTAATTCTTTTGGAATTATCATTCTTTGTGCTTGAAGAGCTATTTTCAATCCTCTTTCGTCTACGAACGCTGCAATGTCTATCAGTGCTTGTTCAAGTGATGTTTCTGACAAATCAGCTGCTGTTGCCAGCGCGTTAGACCACGTACCTCCAGTTGATAGAGCGTGATTGGTTACGCATAAAAACGAACCATCTCCTCCAGTACCTGAAGTGAAAGCGTTGTTAAGAATTGTAGCACCTTTAACTTGTTTAGTATGTGCCATTGATCTTGCCAATGCTCTTGTGTATCTAGCCGCTAGTCTGTCGTACAGATTGTCTTCGATAGCTTCCTCAGTGATTACAAAAGCGAAAACTATAGTCTCGTTAGTGTATCTTGCTGTGTAAACTTCTTTCGCATCGTCGAAAGTAACCATTGCACCTTCAGTTTTAGTAGCCGCAGCTCCAAAACCAGAAAGCATAACTTCTTCTTCGAACGCACGATCAGACGTTTCTGTAGCGAAAATCATCGCTGCTTCATTGTCGTATCTATTGTATTCCAGGCCAAATAGTGCATTTAAACCTGGCTCTAGTTCTTTAACTAGCTGTGCTCGTGATATTGCCATATTGTTATGCTCCTATTATGCTAAGCCTGCCGTACCAGTCTTATAAAAGTGGTTATTAATTCTAACTAACACGTCTACATTTACTGCGCCTGCTTCGTCGTTATCTACATCTTGAGAGATGTCGATCGCTTGAAGGACGGTTGTAATTTGTATACCTGAAGCAGAATAGTCTAACTGAACTTTAGAAGTACCAGTAACGGTATTACCCGTGACATTAGTTACGTGAAAATTTTTGAAAATATCAGCAACTGCAAATGCCCCATCAGAATCTATCTTGTAAACTTGATCCGGTGCATCGATAACGAATGCCATAATGTCACTCGCTGCGATTGAACCAGGATAATAGTTTTTCCAAGTAGGCTTCTGAGTTGTCGGGTCTGTATAAAAGCAACCATTAAAAACACCTACAACAGGTGTACCGCTGCCAGCTGTATGTCGTTCAACATGTCCACCAGTGACTGGGGTTACCAGGTCACCTTGAAAAATTGCCGTTCCATACGAACTTGCTATACGATATCTGTTTTGAGCATTAATAAAATCGCTTCCGTCTAGTAGTCGGACTGGTTTCAGCCCAAACTTTTCCTCGACATTAGCCATGTCTTATTCTCCTTATTGTTAAACAAATATCGGTAATGGACTATTTCAAAAAAATTATTGTTTTCGTCCGCCACCAAAAGTTACCCGTGACTGTCTATCAATATTGATAGGCATTCCCGGTCGTTGTTCCTTCATAAGATCAGCATCTACCGCGGATATTTGATCGGCTGATAATTTTTTAAAATAATCAGAGCGCGATTTTGCGATCTCTTCTGGTATCCTTGCCAACACAAGGCCTCCAACCCCAATCAACCCAGCATATTTTCCTTCATGAATTTTGGGATATTCATTTTCGCCTATTTCACTTAACAGTGTATCGGCTCTTAAAAATACCCAACCTTCTCTAAGTCTTTTGGATACATTAGCTGAATCCATAAAACCCATGCTCTCAGTTCTTATCCATCTCTGAACAAAACCTTGAGGCGCTGCTGGCGCATCGAGACTAGATGGTGGCGTCCAGGGTTGATTACGTTTATCTTTTTCTCTCTCCTGTGACGCGCGTGAGGTCTTTATTTTCTCACTTGAGCTTTTACTCATGCTTCCTCCTTCACGTATTTAGCGTATTCTTCTAGTGGCACCCCTAATTTTTTTGAAATAGCAACTTGTGACTTGG